GTAGAACGAAAATCTGATGATAAAGACAAGCATTTCAAGTGGCTTTGCCAATGCGATTGCGGCAAAACTTGTGTTATTCGTTCAAGTAATTTGAGAAATGGTATAACAAAGAGTTGTGGGTGTTCAAAGTTTGATATAAAAGATATTACAGGTCAAAGGTTTGGCAGATTGATAGCTTTAAAACACGTTGGATTTGCAAGTAATCATGTTGCATTATGGAAATGTAAATGCGATTGCGGTAAGATGATAGTCGCCAGAGAATGCAATTTACATAGTGGCATAACTAAAAGTTGTGGATGCTTAAATGTGGAAAGAACAAAAGAAGCTAATATAAAACACGGTAAAACACATACAAGGCTGTATAATATATGGTCTAAGATGAAAGAACGCTGTTGCAATCCTACAAGAAAAGCATATAAAAATTATGGTAAAAAAGGTGTTAGTGTTTGTGATGAATGGCTAAATGATTTTCAGAAGTTTTGCGATTGGGCAATAGAAAACGGTTATAAAGATAATCTTACAATAGACAGAATAAACTCAAATGGTAATTATGAGCCTAATAATTGCAGATGGGTAACTTTAAGTGAAAATGTAAGGCAAAAATATAAATCTGACTTTATAACTGTTGGCGATAAATCTCTAACTATACATGATTGGTCAAAACGGTTAAATCTATCTCAATATGCTTTGCGAAACAGATATAAAGAAAATGATTATCCGCATGTTG